TGCATGGCCATTCTCAAGAGCTAGGCCGTTAGTTGTGCCGATGTTGGCTGTTACTGTCGAAAGTGGAGTCAGCGTTGAAAGCTGAGAGGCCGTCATTACAACAGGAACGGAGCCCGCTGCCAGCGCCTGGCCCAGCGCCGGCATCTTTGCATTCATCGCCGCCGTTGATGCGTCAGTTGAGGCTGCATGGCCATTTTCAAGAGCCAGGCCGTTAGTTGTGCCGATGTTGGCTGTTACCGGATTCGTTATCGATCCAACAGTCGTAACCGCCGCCAAGGTTGAAGCTGGCTTTAAAAGCGAGTTGGCCGTTGTGTTTAAAGTTGAAATTGAAGCATCTAACGCGAGCCCGTTAGTTGTGCCGATGTTGGCTGTTACTGTCGAAAGTGGAGTCAGAGTTGAAAGCTGAGAGGCCGTCATTACAACAGGAACGGAAGCCGCCGCCAATGCCTGGCCCAGTGCCGGCGTCTTGGCGTTGATCGCCGCCGTCGAAATATCCGTTGAAGCAGCGTGACTATTGACAGAGCTCAAGGTTGCCTGAGAAGCCAAAGTGCTCAATGGCGCATCGAGAGATCCAGAAATGTATCCATCGATATCTGCCAGCCAGCCATTTGTTGTCGTTAATTTACTATCGACCGATGAGAGAGAATTGTTGCCGGTATCTTGCTTCGCCGCCGTAGCCGCTCCGGACGGCAAGGCCGAGCTCGAAATTACAACCGCGCCAGTATTAACCGCCGTAACTTTTGAGTTAAGCGATGTCAGAGTTGCGTCCATACTCGCCAGCCGAGAGTTGCCCGTCAGCTGATTCGCACTTGTAGCTAATGCGGAAGTATCAACAGATACACTACCCGTAACAGTTAGCGGCGCCGCGAGCAAATTTTTAATTGCTGTCAAAGTATTATCGGAGCTCGACATTAAACTTAAACCGAGCGACTGATTAGCGGAAGTGGCCGCGCCAGTTGGCAAAACTGATTGAATAACATTTGTCGTAGTATTCGGAACCAATGCACCGAATGACTGCGACAAAATTAAAAGCACACACAAAAAAGAAAAATATTTACGACGCATAATTTACAGTTCCTTTCGGGACAAATTTATAAACACTTCCTGGAGGTATCTCAAATTCTTGATCTGATAAGCCATTATAAAAAATAGTCTGGCCGGCTTTCGCTCGGATTATAGAAGTCTCAGTGCCGGCGTTTAAAATCTCAACAGGCTTCGCCGTTAAAATTGATGAATCTTCCAATGAAATTAAAAGAGCGATAGCGCCAGTTAATATCAAATAATCTTGATTTGTTATTTGCTTGTCCTCATCCGTCGTATCAATAACTTTTATACTCCCAGTACCCGGAGGACCCTGAGCTCCCAAGGTCTGAATTATAACTTCAATCGGCTCATCAACAAGCTCAACAGTGATGTCATATTCACACACCTCTTTAACATTTACCTCAATCTCCGAGACAATTACTTTATCAATTTTCATTATGCAGGCCTTGATACAAGAGGCTTAACAACGCATTGGCCAGATAAAATCGGAATTTTTTTCGCGTTAAAAGTCATTATCACATCATAATAATATTGCTTTGGATTCAATAGCCTTAAAGCCGTCAACTGATTACTCGCGCAAGTCCAGTCTATTTTACCTAAATTATCGACAACAGTCTGATCTCTGAGTGTCAGAGTAAAAGTAAAAGCAACATCCGGAGAGTTATAATTTTCCCTTGCGACTGCCAAAAATGTTGCGCCCAATAAATTTAACGGAGTATCGTTTGTTTTCAGCGTAATTAAACGACTGAAATCAGTACCTTGATGCAGCTGAATATTTAAAACATTACTCAAAGAAACCCCCTAGCGATGAACCGGACCACCGGATAAAATCATAAAACCAGCAACAGGAACAAGAACTGGCCATGGAGTTGCAGAAACATAAGCCCCGCCCACGCAGCCAGCCGTGGACATTTCAGCGGGCTTTTCGGCCCCGCAACTAGAGACAGCGCCATAAGTTCCAAATCCGAGAACGCCGATCAAATAAATTTCAAGTAAACCCATCCTGCCCCCTATAAAATTAGGATATATAACGGCGGGACTTTAATCAAATAGATGGAACTTTAATTATCGACTTTATGCGCCATCAATTGCCTTCAATGAAAACGACTTGGAAAATCGCCAAATGAAAACAAAAGTTGGCTGTTGTGGTAAAGCGAAAAATTTGACAGATGAAATCCAAAAAATAAAAAAACAGCTGAGTATTGCTCTCGATGCACTTAATAAATACAAATCAAGTCCAGAAAATAAAGACGCCAACCAGGCCATCTCAGAGATCCTTGCCATTGGTCCTGTTGAGACCATCAGCCAGACCTAATACTTGCTCAACTGAATTATATTTGAAATCCTGACTATACGAAAGGCGGTATTTATGCGGCTTGGAATCATAGTAGGACACACAAAAAAGCAACAGGGAGCCCAAATGGCCCCACCACACAACATATCTGAGTATGTTTATAATTCAGAAATTGCACGACTAGCCAAGGAATTTGCTGACAAAAATCCAGAAATAGAAACTGAGATATTTTTCAGAGACGTTATTGGCACTGTTGCCGCCTATAACAAAGCCGCAGCTAAAAAATGCGATTGCGTTGTCGAGCTCCATTTTAACGCAGCAAATGAAAAAGCCTTTGGGACAGAAACCCTTTGCTCTGAAGAGAAGGCAGACCAGGAGCTCGCCGCGTTTTTTCAAAATGAAATCGAGTCAGTATTTGGCCGAGTGGACCATGGCTCCGGAGACCGCGGAATTAAAATTTTAAAATCAGATGATAGAGGATCTAAAAATGTTGTTTCTTATCCAGGGAAAGCCAATTGCCTTGTCGAGCCATTCTTTGGCGACAACTCATCAGAGGCAGAGATGGCAATGGCGCGAAAGCAAGAATACGCCGAGGCTTTAATAAATGCCGCTATCAAGTGGAATCAATCGCAGGACAATAAATGAAAAATAACTCGCTTCAAATCACGGAAGAAAACGAAGTCGAGTTTTATGTCATAAGAACCAATGGCGGAAAACATATCGAGATATTGTCAGACTCAGAAATCCCTTTAACCGCCGCGGATTTCATAACGGCTCTTAAAGAATTTTTAAAAGAATTTGATGAGAAACCGGATCGGATCTTTGATTGCGATCCTCCATTCTCTGGAATGAATTAGTTATTTTCTACGACGCCACTTTTTGGCGTCTTTTCTTATTTTATTTATGTCTACATCGATCAACAAACAATTAGATAAACCAGTTATCCGACTTTTATTTTCACTCGGCAGATAAAAATGTAAATTTGGATCTTCCTTTATATACTGCCACTCAGACTCTTCTCTTCTCATACAATCCAAAGCATCATAAGTGCAAAGCTGACGCTCTTCCATATTTGAAAACCCAGAGCAAAATAAAACCACGGCTAAAATTAAATTCATCTTTAATCCTTATTTTTTAGAAAGATATTCTTTTGCGTATTTTATCGGATCGCGTTTAATATTTTTTACCACGATAATCATAACCATCAAAAACTCATCGGCACAAAAGGCGCATACCCCAACAATCGCGCCTTTATAGCCCTCTCCATAGCTCATATCTTGGAGAGCCATCGCGACTATGGCGCCGGTAAATGATGATACTGTCAGGCCTCTTAAGAATGATAAAACTGATTTTTTATCAGAGAACATAAAACGAGCAAAGCCCGCAACGAATGAAAGTGCAAGAGGAAAAAACAAAGCATCAGCTTTCTCAATAACTTTTTCTAAACCTTCCATTTGACCCCCATCGTTACTTATTGACTTAATTATATTAGACCTTCGTCTTGCAGTAAACTTATATATTGCGCGTTGAATAAAAAAAAAGCCCCCGGATCTCGGAGGCTTTTTTTGATTAAATCATTTTGATTTATTTTATTAGCAACGCTGATGGCGCAGATAATTCATTTTGCCAAGATAATTTTTTGTAAAATATTTTGATTTGAAATGAGTATTCGCAAGAGAAAACCAACGCTGATTCCGATTTAAAATTTTCTTTTCTTTTGTTTCGAGAATTGCATTGGTAAATTTGGCGCTATCTTCCGCCAGCTTTTCATAGCCAGGCATGAAAAAATCATCGCTCATTTTTTCAAACGAAATATGATCCGCAAAAATCACGCTTTCAAATGGCAGGATCTCCACGCCTTCAAATGATTTATCCTGGGATAAATTTACAAATTGAATTTCATCTTTACTCTGATGAATATCAACCGGATTATTTAATTCAAATTTTGGCTCCGCAAAAGCGAGAGAGCTCAGAGCTAAGGTTATAAGTGCAAACATTTTCATAGATCCTCCATTTTTTTAACAGCATCATTGCTGATATTTAATTTCAAACCAGATTAAAAAAATAATCAATAATATTCAGTGACAATAATAACGCCTTGATTTCCGACTGAACCAACGGCCCCATTCGTCCCAGCCGATCCCGCCGAACCACCAGCTCCGCATTGATAACTATACGTCGCTCCAGGGCTGTTTATCTGTGCAACCACGCCACCACCGGCGCCACCGCCAGAGCCAGAGGACCCACTCGAATCTGATTCGTATTTTCCAGCACCGCCGCCGCCGCCGCCGTAAGTACCAGCCGCCAAGCCGGCGATTGATGTCGGAGCTCCATTCCCGCCGATCCCACCGCCGCCAAACATTCCAGCTCCGCCATTGCCGCCAGAATTTCTATTCGATCCATTATCAGAAGCGCTGCCAACCTGACTAGAAGATCCGCCGCCGCCGCCAGAAAAATTTTTAATAGTTATTGCGGGAGAGTTGATTGTATTCGTACCACCGCTGCCGCCCAGGCCTCCGTTAGTGCTACGAAGCCCACCAGCGCCGCCGCCAGCTGTTAATAAAGATGATCCAAACACTGTATTACCACCAGCACCACCAGCACCACCAGAGCCAGACGTACCAGATCCGGAGCCGCCGCCGCCGCCGCCAATCATCTCAACAACAATATATCTAACACCAGCTGGCGTCGTATAAGTTTGAGAACTTGTCGCCGTTAAAATTTGAACTGTTGGAGGTGCGAAAGCAATAGCATTCCAAGTCGATCCATCATTTGAAGCCTCAACTTTTGATGATGATCCATTATATCTAATCCCCGGCTGAGTTGAACCAGACTGAATTTTAAATTTAATTTGCTTCGTGCTACTTGTCGAATCTCCAATCGACAAAGTATTTGCGCTGAAATTTGTTTGCTGAGCAAAACTTGTCAGCGCTAAAAAAATTGTAAAGATACCTAATAAAATACTTTTCATAAATCCTCCGTTAATTAAATGTTATGTCTTTCTATCTTGAAACCTTTTGCTGAGCCAACATAATTCGCGCCGGCGATATTAGTTGAAGTGTATTTTACTTGGCCAGCCGCCGTTATCGTAAAATTAACTTCGCAATCATCCCCATCGCTACTCTGTAAAATTGACCAAGTATTTAAAACTGGTTTATATTGCACAACCAATCTAACAACAGAGCTCAATTCAACCGGAGTATCAGTTTTGCGATATAAATTAAAAGTTATGATCGCAGATCTCCAAATAGTTTTATCAAAAATTAAATTCGTAACGTCAGCCGCCGCAGTATTATTGGCAACTACAAAATCCGCAATCGCTTTGTCATTTTGCTGCAACCATCTAATTGCTGCCAAAACTTGAGCTCGATTTGCCTTATCAGCAACCACACCGCTCGCGATAGCAACAGCAATAAGCTCCTCTTGAACTGTATTAAGCCATTCGGCAGAAACAACAGTTGCCGGCGTTGCCGTTAACGGATTCCCTTCCGTAAAATAACCTACTGTCGCACCCGGAGCCGCGGGAGCCTCTAAAGCAACCTTCGTACCAAACGAGTCTATTCTAAACATACTAAAAACCTCCGTTTAAATTATTCATACGCAAACAAAACAACAGTTTCAGCCGGCGCAATTTTTTCAATAACACACTCTAAAGTTTCATTGCCCCACGACCTGAGAGGATCTCCAGCTGATGCAAGCCCAGCCTGAAAAGTTCTTATCGTATTTTCAGCTGAATTAACTTGCCAAGTAAATCTCCACGGGCCATTTGTCAAAGAATCACCAGCTGATGATCTCCCGGCTCGAAATGGACGAAATTCAGTTATGGTTATCACATAACCTAACGCCGCGGCTTGAGCGATAAAAAATGCACGACTGAGAGATCCTTGCATTGTAAATTTTCTTACTATCGCTTCTCTTCTTTGCTCTATACTCATGCCGTCTTGCGAGCACTCATCAGGTAAACCAAAAACACGCTCCCAGTCAGCCAGGAGCTCAGTTGTTGTCCGGGGATCTGCCTCTTCAATCAGTTGCATTCCGCGAGCATCTACTCGCGCAAATTCTTGAGATATACCATCCATCAGACGATATAAAAAAGAACCATACTCTTTCGCCCAAGCAAAACCAGTCGGGAGTAAAGAAAGCAGTAAAATTAAATAAGCATTCGCATCAAACATTCTATCCCTTTATACAAATACAACAGCGCCAAGAGTCGGCAAGTTACCAGCTCCAGGATTTACGTCAGCAACCGGAGCATTCAAAACATGGTCATACTCTCCAGCCGCTATCGATATCGCTTCGTTTAAATGACTCAATGGAATTAAAACGCCTGGCTCAGCGTCTCTTTTAAACAGATCAGCCAACTCCGCCTCAACAGCGGCGCGAGTGGCCGCAGTATTTGGATTTAAAGTAATATTAAAAGCAACCGGATAATCTATCGGAGCAAATATAGTCGCATCACCAGTCACATTGCGGCGCTCATCAATATACGCCTGGGCTTCAGCAACCTTGCCGGCGTCAGGGAATATATCGACCTCGCCATCAAGTACAAATGATCCGCCAACAGTGCCAGGCCCTTCATTTAACGGATAAACCCACGCCCTAGTCACTCCAGGGATCTCAAGGAGCCAAGCTTTATAGTCAGCCTCTGAGCCGCCCTGCGGAGGATTCTGAAGGCGAATCAACAATCGATCCAAAAGACTTTCGTCGCTCTCCTCATCCTCACCATCATTTATTCCGCCAGCATCAACAACGCCATCGGATTGAATTCCAGAAACGGGAGAAACTAAAGTCATTGGATTCGCTTCGTCAACATTGCCAGCCTCGCCAGCTGCCTCACAAGTTATCGCAACACTTATCGTCCCACCGCCGCCAACTATCCCATCGGCATCAGTGGTATATTTAACGCCGTCAGCTCTTATCAACTCAGATCCTGCCGGTACTGTCACGCCTGGAGTCCCTGTAAATACATAAGGACCCTGAGCGAAAGTCGCAGCTTTTCTATATACAGAAAATAAACGCGCCCACCTTGTTAGATATTCTTTTTCGGCAGTATCCGGAATGATCTGCTTTGAGATCCATTCCAAATGACCATGGAGCAAATGAGCAACTCCCGCGATAGCTCGCGAAAGAACCGCCACAACTGATCTTATTAAAACAGCACTTTTGCCGGTTAAACGGCTTGTTATATCAGACTTAACGCGAGAGATAATATCTTTGATTGCTGGTCTATTAAAACTCACGATGCCCCTCTTTAATATTGTTTTCTCGAAAGCTCAGCTTTCCAGTTCATCTTAAAAGAAAATGTTAAATTATTTTCGCCTTGCTGTATAGATACTTTTATTCCCAAGAATCCGCGAGATGGCCAAGCCGTTTCAACAGTAACGCTTTGAGCTATTTTCTGATCGATCATCCACTTCAAAGAATCCTCTGAATATTCTTTTGCTCTTTTCAGAGTCTCATCAGTTTGCTTTTCTCTTTTCAAAAGCCAAAGCTTTGAACCTATTTTATCGTCTTTAATATCTGGGAACATATCGCCCCACCATCCGCGCCGGCTTGTCTCGCCATCGGGGATCTCTTCAATATCGCATTGCTTGTCTGTAAAAAGACTTATCAAAACAGCCGTCACCAGGCCATCGTCACTCTTGATATCGTTATTCTCAACAACCAGATCGATGCTGGCCATGTCGATATTTTCAGAATTGTACTTTAACAAAAAATCCATATCACCTACATTGGTTGATCGGGAGCGTTTGTATGGCTTCCCGGAGCGTTGTTTTCTGGATGAGTATGACCATTATAAATAGTCCTGTCACCCGCCATCGATCTTACAGAATCTGTTACGTTGCCGCCGGCAATAATATTGCCACTCACATTGAGCTCAGGAGTTGTCATTTGAACTTTAACAGTGGCCGTAATATTTAAATTATGAGTCAAAACTTCTATTGTATTATTTCTTTTAAGATGGATTTTATCTCCCTCATCGGTATAAATAGCGACCTCTCCAGACTGAAGGCTTTTCAATCGATAGCGCCGATCATCAACAGCAATAACAATTCCGTTATCTCTTGCGCCATTTAAAAATAAAGTAACCGCTTCCGCGCCTAACTTTGGATTTGAAGTGAAACCATAATTTTGAACTCTCGATACGTTGTCCTGAGTTTCATCAGCCAATAAATTTAACTGAAGAGTTTGTAAGCCGCCGCCGTCTTTTACGCCAGCGACAACAGCTCTCGCGATCATCATCGCTATTCTTATCTGCAAGGGCCTTAAGTATCTGTTTAAAAGTTCAATCATTTTCTTGACCCCGACACTTCTCTTCTAACTTCAGCGGCTATCGGATCTCCGGAGGCTTTAACAACTGGCTCCGGTTTATATGCGTCAGATCTCTCAAGCTGCAAAGTTGAAATTGTGCCGGCGTCGCTTTTGTTTAAAGTAACTCCAACAACTAAAAGCTCCCCAGAAAATCCAAGATGCTTTGACTCAACAGAAACAACCTGATTAGGCCTCCACAAAGTACCATCGGCCTGACGCCAGCCTGTTGTCGAGACGTTGAATGTTGACGCCTTGGCTGATCTTACAGTGGCTTCCCAGTTAGCTCTTACCTGAGCCTCCCCCTGTGTCATTCCTTGCTCAGCAATAATCAGCAACGGCCTGTATCTTTTCACGCCGGCATCTTTCGCCGTGGCTTTGACGCCGAATTGTTGAAGTGGCGAAAGCTCCGCGGAATAGGCGCTGGTCTGAGCTTTCACAACATAATCAGAATGACGATCTGAGTCGTTATAACTTGCGGCAGCTTTTAAAATATTAACACCTTGCTCAAGTTTTGTAGTTGCCCGCGCCGATGATGGCCGAGTAATTATTATTTTTCCTAGTCCATCAGTAGTTACTAAATACCCACGGATTCGGGCCAAGCGATCTAATATGCAAAACCCAGTATCTCCCTCTTGAATTTTTGTATCTAAAAATGGACCTCCCGGAGATCCGTTCATTACAACAGTCAAACCATGAGGAGCTGCCAACAGCTTTGCGATTTGATATATATTTAAATTTTGAAATTGATTGCGCTTTAAAAGCGTTGAGCAATCAACTAGATCAGCCGTTTTGTCACGGCCAGCGACCGAAATTGTATGAGAAGATTTATCATAAGACGGATCTAATGAATCAGTATATCCAGTTATAACCGGATCTTTATCGATAAAAATTTTGCACTCAGATTGCGGAGATATAATCCATGGCTCCCTTTGCGAAGTCCAATTGTCAGTTATTGATAAATTAAAAGAACCCGACAAAGATTTTAAGCCCATCTTTATTGTTACGTCTTTCCATCCATCATATTGAGAGCCATTAACGGCCAATATTACATTATTCAACTTCCAAGACCTCAAGAGAAGAGCCGCCAGCAATGAATCCAGGATGGCGGATCTTATTGCGAGCCAATAAATCACTTTCGCGATCCGGATTGCTGTATAAATTATAAGTTAAAACCAGTGAGTTTATCGATTGCTGCGGAGTAAAAGTTGTTACCTCCGGAAGAGACTGATCTGCCGGCGGAATCAAATCAGCAACATGAGTCCTAATATCTTGCAGCGAGACGAATGTATCATCATTTAATGTCGATTCAATTTGCGTATCGATACTATCCGTCAATGTTGACCGGATCTGCAAAGCATCGTCTATGCTTTCAAAATCGATATCAATGGCAATCCGAGAAGCCTCAGCGACTGCCACGACAGTTATCAAATCATTCAAAGCAGTATTGTTTTCAGACTGTTGCGCTCTTGTTGAAGTTGTTGGATCAATAACCTCATCGGCAGATCCGAAATGCAACAATGCGCCGAATACCACAAAAACATCTCTTAAATTATCCCCAGACTGGCGGAGCATCGATAACGCTTCAGATATATTTTCAGCCAATAAATCCGGAGTCTTTAAAAGAGTTATTGCATTGGCTCTCAAATTTCTTATTGCATAAGACAAGTCAGCAACCGAATCATTGCGAAGCGGAATATTGCCGGCAGCCTCTTCAACCATATCAGAAAAATTATTTATTTTTGACGTCGCTGATTCCAAAACAAATGCCGGCATACCGACAACTGAAAATATACTTGCGAAAATATCTTTCTGTTTTTTTACTGCCGCATCAGAAGCTTGATTTATTAAATATGATGGATCTTGAGATAAATTCGGAGCAAGCTCAGCGCCGGCCTCACAAAAAGTCATTGTAAATTGAGCGACCCCACCATCAGATGAACTCTCTTTTACATCATGGTCAATCAGTTGCACAACTAGACGGCCATAATATGGATGGATCAACTCGCCAGATCCAGCCACATCCTCCAAAGCTGAAATCAATCTATCACGCCCAGGCATATAATTAAGCCCGTGAATGTATCCAGTTATAGTAAAATTTCTGGCTTTACGACCCTTGTCCTCAGCAAATGGAGTATCTCTATCAGGGAATTCATGGACAGGCCCACGACGCCCACCGGATCGCTGCGATGTCTGAACCTCAAAGGGAACCCCTCTAAAGCTCGCCGGTCTTAAATCTTTTTTCCATTGTGCATCAGCCATTAAAAATTCCCCGGTATTCCGTTCATTATCAATTTCATCGGATTTTCAGATCGCTCCGAATCAACTTTTGTTCCTGGCGGAGGATTCTCAAACGTAACAACTAATTTATTTTCCTGAGCTCCAGCGCCGCCATTTTGCGCGGCCATAATAACCGCGGGATTCGACATACCAACCGCCGCGCCGCCAGCCATGCCGCCAGGAGAGCCAGTGGCGTTAAATCCCATTGTCGTAACCAAAGCCGTCGGCAGAAAACTCATAAAAGTACGGAGCTTTGACATTAAAAAATCTAGTCCTGAGTTGAATGTATTTTTGATTGATTCCCACAAATCAGAAAAATAATCTCCGACAGCATCCCACGCTTCAGATATAATTTCGCCGGCAGATACAAACATGGCCATCATATCATCCCAGTAAACGAAAAGAGCGATAATGGCAGCAATCACAAGTCCGATCCCTATCGCGATCCAACCTATCGGAGTTGTTGCAGCTATGATGCCCAGCTTTATTAAAGACTGGCCCAAGGCATATATGGCGAGCATCAATTTACCAGCAATGATTCCGGTCATAAATAAAACAACTGTATTAAAAGCTCCAATCGCCTTGCTAATACCATCGAAAATCCAAACAAAAGGACTAAGGACAGCTTTTAGTCCCTTTAAAATTGCCGAAATATTCTTTATATTCTCAGGAAGATCCTTTGCGAATTGACCAGCCCATTCCTTTATCGCGCCTGAATTTTCTTTTATGTATTGTTGAAGCTGTTTTAAAACATCGATCAAAATAGGGAATACTTCACTGAGCGCGCTAACTTTTAGAGAGTTAAACTGCATCGTCAGAGAGTCTAAAGTATCATTAAATTTTGCGGCGTTATTTAGAGCGGAGTCTGGAATAACAGCCCCAAGGGAATTCGCCTCAGCCGCAAATTGTTTTAATTTTTCGCTACCCTCACCCAAAAACATTGCCATTTTTGAGCCCTGTTTTCCAAACAGTTCCATCAATACAGTATTTCTTAAAGTCGGATTATGAATTTTTTTCATTGCGTCGGCAACTTCAGGAAGTAAAGTTTCGACGTCTCTCACGTGGCCTTTTGCATCTTTCATTTTAACGCCTAACGCATTAAAAATATCTGCCGCGGTCCCGCCTTGATATGCCGCTGTACCTAAATTTTTTGTAAATTTTGTTAATATAGAATCCAGCTCTGAAGTAACAATTCCATTTTGTAATGCGCTATATCTCCACTCTTGGAGCGTCTTTGTAGATATCCCTAGCCTATCTGAAGCGTCTTTTATTGAATCCGCATAGTCAGCCGTACCTTTGACGAAATAACCCACTCCGTAAGCGATAGCGCCTAAAGCGAGAGCCACTTTTCCAGCTTCATTTACCACGTTATTAAATTTAGATCCAACAGACGAAATCGCAGCGCCAAATTTACCGGCGCCGATTTCTTGCCCCAGCATACCAAATGATTCATTTAATTTTTTAATGGGAGCCAAAGCGTTTTGGAGCTTTTGATTGATCTCCATGACTTTCATCGTCACTTCGTCAACAGCTCCAATCACTATCGAAAATTTTTGTTTTTTATCTGACATTTTTTAGCTCCTCTACTCTTGCGGCCCAGAATTCAAAATCTTCCGCCTCGAATTCAAAGAGCTCGCCCGGACCCCAGCTGTATATCTTAGCCAGGTATCCTATCGATTTTTCCCAATCTACTGGGAACCTGGCAAAAAACCGCTGACTATCTCCATCATTCCGGTAAAATCCTCAATTTCTAACTCATCCATAAAACGCGGCGGCTGAGCACACAAGTTGCCAGCCAGATCAATAAGATCGCTTGTATTTGGATTCATCGGAAGCTTGCGAAGGTCTTTGGCTTTTGGTTTTCTAAAAGTCAACTCTTCAACAACAGACTCGCCCCACTTGACCGGCGTTTTTAATTTATAAACTTGCTGTTGCATTACTTGATCTCCTCACCAGGCAATGACGATTCAAGGCGAAAAGGAACGTTGCCTTCGTCAGAATTTGCATTGGCCTCGCCCACGTAATACGCCTGTTTTAAAACAATCGTCTTGCCATTCGCGAGCTGAAGAGTGGCCGTGACATCATCAAGCGCTGCCATGTCTTTTATCGACAAGTCTTTGCTGTCTCTGATTTCGCCGGCAATGAAAGCAGGCTGAGGAGTTTCTTTATAACCTTGCGGCCCTGAGCTACCCATTAGAGTTTCTCTTTTTGGAGTCCCTAAGTTGTATTCAAAGTTACCGACGGCCTCATATTGACGACCATCTACTTTTAAAAAAATTGTCCCAGCTCTTCTTTGACTTGTCATAAAATCCTCCGATTAGATTATAATAAAAATCCGATTTGCATTCCGTTAATTCTCAATTGGTTGATTAAGTCCGGAGCCAAGTACCAATCCAAGCGGCTTCTGTCAGCCGCATTACGCTCAACAATCAACGCAGCCTTAAATTGCTCATAACCCTCAACCAGCCCAGAGGTCTCCCACTGAGTAAACTTTGAAAGCGCTTCAGCGCGACCCAAAGCTGGAGTCATTACGACTTGACCAACTCCAAAGCGCGTACCATCATCGGCCAACTTGTGGCGCGGATATTTTAGCATGATATAATTTCTGAAATCATAACGGATATAACTTAAAATTGCTAAGGTCTCGACATCCAAATAGCTCGGATCAACTGCCCCTAACGCATTTGTTTTATATGTTGTAATTGCGCGCTCGATACACACTGTCCCGCCCGCATCAACAATCGAAGTCGCAATACCAGCGAACAAAAGCAAATTTCTCTCTGAAGATAAAAATCTTTGAGATTGTTTTGGCGGCAGCATACCTAAAAGCGGAAGAGTCTGAAGTGGCCGCGCCGGATCTATCGATAGATAATTCCCAGCAACTGCCGCAAGAGCCGCCGCTTTTTCGTAAGTCGGCATTGGCTCTTTATAAGCTGCCATAATGACAACATGAGGAGAATTTCTCGAATTGCCTAGAGTGCTCAATCCGTTAAAATCTTTATTTGAAGCTGCGAAAGCGCGCCCATCATTTTGGCGCAAAGGACCCCATCGAGAAGCCAATTCCGTTTCGATTGCCAACAAGCTTGCCGCATCAGTGTAAGGGAATCCAATAACGTCATACTGGACATCGCCCATCGCTGAAATTGCAGCTGTTAAAACCGGATTTGTTGCGCCATTCGCATATGCAGTTATCGCACACGCGAGACCCACCGGCATTGATTCATCATTGTAATTAAACTGAAGATCTAATTCATTGCCTATTAAGCCCTTGTGTTTATAAGTTAAATTTACTTTATGGTCATTCGGATTTGCTGGCTGGACTGCCGTAAAAATCGCATCAGTATCGGCGTTGATCGCCGCCGTTAAAGCCGCCGCGACTGTGATTGCAGTATCCGCCGCCGCAACCGCTACATTGTAAACCTTGCCAGCGTGATAAAATGCAAGAGTACCAGCCGCAGTGGCCGGGCCAGTGAAAGTCAAAACAGCCGTCGCAGCAACGCCAGCACCATCATCAGCGACAGGAATAACAGTCAGCTTGCCGCCTGGATTATTTTGAAACCATCGCGCAACCATTCCGACTAACATTGAGCCCGCACCAAATAAAGTTTTTGTATTTGATGATTGAGTTACTAAGATCGGCGTATTTGCAACAGCCGTTCCGCCGGCGAGTTTTTGGCCGATCAGCAAGCCAGAGAAAAGTTTAAGAGTAGGACCAACAACCGCTTTGCTATTATTAAATTCAATATATGCAAACGGAACTCGCTGAGTATTTGGAATTTGATCGAATGAAATTGTCATAAAAATCTCCTTTTAAATTATTTTGTAGTCGAAACTTTTTTTTCTTGAACTGGTTTTTTTTCTTCAACAACCAATTCCATTGAGCCATCTTCAATGCGGCGATGCCAGAAAATATCATTTTCATCAACTAATATTCCAATTTCTGCATCTATTATTTTTCTTGTTTTCGGATCGGGAATTTTCGCGCCATTTACTGGCTTCAATTTTATCATTTTTGGTTTTTGCGCTTCCATAAATCCCCCGTTAAGTTTCTAATTCTATCGTATCCTTTGGAGTTTCAGCCACTTCAGAGTCAGCTTTTTCGCTCCAGGTTACGCTTGCGGTCTCGAAATCGGCCAACTCTTCAGTTTCTGCCGGCGCGAGAGAATCATAAGTGCATTCAAAAGTCAGCTGAGCTCCCGCAATTTCGCTATCACCATCAACACCATGATCCATTTCAGTATTAGTTAAAATTGTGTCAGATACAAGCCCATTTAATGTCTCATTTGCAAAAATCCTTTGCTCTATGATTTCGCAAAAATCGTCCATCGAATCATCCAATATATCCTCAGTCTCTTTATTATCCTGATCCTCTTTATCAATCTTGAGGAGCAATTCAATAACTAAACTTAATGATTTTCGATATTTTCTAGGAGATGCGTCTCGAATCTCAGCCGGCTCATTTTTAGTATAAATTATGATGGCAGGATATTCAGTTTTCCACATTTTCTTAGCTCTATTTGTAAAAACCCGATCTCCAATGCCTTCAATGCCAAGCAAAAGCGATTTCACGCAATGTCTTATCTGTTTTCTCTGACTTTCCTTAGCCATTTTTAATCCTTATTCAAAACCAAATCCAGACCGGCTTCCCCGTCTGGACGGCTTTCGATTACGCTATAACAAATCCCGCCGATATGCACTTTATCGCCCTTGCCAGGCTCTTTTAACAGATCATCCTTGCACACGCCCAAGAGAGGGAATGTTGATTGACCAGGAAGCCCGTTAAGGACTGACTCCTCAATATATTCAGCGTCAAAAATGCCTTTTAAATTTTTAGTGGAATCTTTTGCTAAGATTTGTTTTGTCCCGTTTTTAAAATGATAAATAAACTCCGTCGGGAATGTATCCCGGCAAGTGCTCATTATTTTTTTCGTCATTTTATTCCAGTCCATTTACAAAAAAGGCCATGGATTTTAAGCCATGGCCATTCCTTTTCTTTAAGTTAAAGATAGAAATTAAGTATCAATAGAGCCGGCATTTCTTAATTTGACAAGGAACGCGTTGAGCTCAACTTTAACAGCAGCGAGATCAGCTCCTGCGAAGTCGGCTTGTGCAACGGGTCTTTTAACAGAGATTCCATCCAAGCGAACTCTTACAGTGGCATCACCCGCCAAAGCTGAAGCGCTACAAACGCCCATTGGAGTATTAGATCCGGTCTTGTCAACTTCTTTAGCGGCGTTATCCCAAAAGACTTTATCGCCCTTAGTGATTACAAGCGCCGCCTCTTTTTTAAAAGCCCATTCACCAACAAGCTCAACAACTCCCTCTTCCCCGTCTTTGATTAAAGCCGTAGGAACCGCAACCAGATTTCCGATTACGACTGGGACGCCAGCTGGAGCATCAGCGCCAGCTGGAGTATAGTTCATTGAAACTCCACTTTTAATATAATTTTTTGCCATGAGATTTTCCTCCAAAAAGTTTTGGCGGAGAAAAAATCCCCGCCATTTTTATTTATTATTAAGTTCCTGCGCTTCTTACGACAGTCCGATAATCAACGGCCTTAGCGTTGCAATCCAGACGGGCTTTAACTTGCATTCCATCAACATTGAATCCAAGGCGAGACTCAGTGTAGATTCCGCGGCCAGTTCCCTCTAAGTAACCAACTTCAACCGCCGGCGCGCCTTCAGCCTGCAAGAAATATGGGGCTGCATCCAAGCGCGGGTCTGAGATATGGACTAATTTTGAAGCGAAAGTATTATCATTCGACGCTTGCGCGGGAACAATACGGATGCTTTGCGCTTTTTCAACTTCATCATCACGCTCAACACCAGTGATTAAATATTTTGGCATTAAATCCAAAAACTCACCATCAAGAGACGTTTGTTTTTTAAGGAATTGGCGCATACTCGCAAGGCCAGTGCTTACTGCCGCATTTGATACCGCAATATTAGCATGATCCGCATGGAATAATGCTTTCGCATCAGACATCAAGACAGTGCTATGGCCATTTTTGTAAATAGACCAAACGAGATCAGAAAGTTTATTTGAACCTGCGCGAGCGATTCCATCAATAACGCGGATAATTGCTCCGATATCGTCATTGATAATCATTTGACGGCTTACTGAGATAATTCGAGCAAAAGTCAAAAGTTTATAAGACTCATTGCCTTCGCTGAAAGTACCCTCTTCAATTTCAGCACCTTCATTAACTTGTAAAAGAGCTGGGAAGTCACCAACCGAGCCAACATTTACAGTTTTGAAGTCAGATAAATCTCTTTCAATAACAAGAGGCTGCCAAGTTCTTTGCTGGCGAGCATATTGATCCAAAAGACGTTTATTGATTACATTCGCGAATAAATTTGGAAAGTCGCTGGTCTGGTGCATTGCGCGACCAACCATTTCAAGAGCGTTGCCATGAATTGGCAAACCGCCGGCGCGTAAGCATTCACGCGCTAACTCTCTCAACATGAAACCTTGGAACTGTTGAGCTTGCTCAATGATTTTTACAGATGGATCAAATCGACGCTCAAGAACATTCTGAATGCCAGACATAGCAGCTTCACGTTTTTGATCTTTTCCAACTTGAATATCAGTTGATGTTGCTCCGCCATTTTGAGCAGAAATATTATTTGGATTTTTTTTCTTAGCTTCGTCAATCGCCAAGCCGCGGGCCACTTCTAAAGAAGTTCCGTTTGTTACTAAATTATCGGCAAAAGATTCGTCCAAGCTCAATGCGCGAACCGATTGACGAATTCCATCAGCTCTTTCGCGCTCAGCTTTTTGGATTGCAGCTATATCAGCCGCTGTTGGAGCCGCGGGAGCTTGATTATGAATAACATTCGGACCGCCGCCGCCGTTACCACCCTCGCCTGCTTTATCTCTTTTTAACAAATTTCTTTTTAACATATCCTGCTCCCCTTCGTTTTTTTCGTTTATAAAATTACATTCAATCAAATTGATTTTGTTTTCAACATCACTTCTAACGCCCGAATCATCATCGGCTCCCACCGCGACAAAACTTGCTTCCAACAACTCCCAGTCAATGGCGCGATATGTTGGCATATCCTCTTCAGCCCGCGGATCTGCCGGCGGATCTTGCTTATAAGTATAAACACGATATCCAGCTGAAGTATTACAGATAATCCCGTCGGCAATTTTTTCAAAAATTACATCAATCTCTGGATCAATTCCAAGTTTTGGGAATCTAACCAAGCAACGGACACCATCATCAGCGATCCACGCTTTTTCAATGCGGCCAAGAATTCCTTTTACACTCCAACGCGAGTGAGAATCTAAAGCAGGGCCACCCTTGTTAGCTCTTTCGAGTCTAACAGAGGATGGATTTAGGTCTAAAACTTCCCAAAAAGGACCGATTTTGTATGAATAGCTATTTACTTTTTTATCAGTAGCAATAACCATTTCGACAGTTCTTTTTTCTCTATCAACTGTCTCAGTAAGTAGGCGAGATCCTACTCTTAAAACTGGCAAATTATCTTTTCTCGTTAGCATACAACCTCAGTGAATTCATTTAAGTATTAACTAAAAAAAAGTGTTTGTCTTTACGCATATTCGGTTATTTTGCAACTTCCTGAGTAGTCCCGATTTTAGCCGCAGCAATCCCGCTCTGAACAATTCCAGATTGCATAGTCCTCCGCGGATCACTATCTAAAATCAAACCGAGCTCATCAATTTTTTTATTTGATTCAGCAATTTCATTAAATATATCTTCAGTGCTTTCGCCATCTCTTCTATGAATTGCTTTGATTGACGTAAATCCAAGACGAACCCTTGCCGCGTCGGCATTGGTCTCAGATACCGGATCAATCATTTCACGTTTCGGAGGAGTATGGACCGCTTTTAATTTTTTAGGTCTTTGCAAGCCGGCCACTGTTGCGCCTTCAATGAACCATTTAGCGATTAAATCTCCGAATTGTGGGATGAACATATGCCATCTCCAGGCGTCGAGATTTCTTTGGAACTCAAGCCAACCCATGCGGCCAGAGCTAAAATTAACATATGACAAATCGCCAGCCAGCGCCTCGTATGTTATTCCCATCCCCATTGCAATTTTTCTTAAATATAATCTTACGAACGGATCAAAATCTCCAACTGACGGAGGATTTGAAAATTCTATTGTCTTGCCTGGAGGCAATACTTCCATGATCCCCGGCTCAATAATTTCGCCGATTGCTTTTTTCTTATCGTCTGTCCCGCCGCCCTCGATGTCGTGAACAAATCCAGCAAACGCCGCGGCCACTTTTTGTTTTACCAGAGAAGCGTCCAAATACTCATCGAGCTCATGGAGATCAACTAATACCGGCTGATTCCACGGGATACCATGGACTTGACCTGGCCGCTTAACTAAGAATATCAATCGACATTCTGAAGCCGGGACAAATTCACTTTTCAGATTTGTTCTATTTGGATCTCCAGGATGGACACTGTAAAGCTGAAGTCCAGATACTCTTCCATTTTCGTATTTTACGCCCTGGATAAATCCGTCAACAGCATTTTTAGTTAAATCAATATAATCAGGCTCTAAAATCTGAATTCTAAAAGGGAGCAATCCATTTTCAGCGGCGCTCAGCCTCACTCGGCGGACAATTGCCCCACCAGACTCAACAACAGTACGCATCGCCAGAGATTGAGTCGTAAAAATATCTCCGATGCCATCATAATTACATTCAGAGGTCTCAGCCCACTCTTGCCACATTTCATTATATTGATCTGCATCCGCCGGCACCTTGGCTGTCCAGTGCATTCCTATCCCGTGGCCGATTGTATTTGACACGATAACTTCTTGAGCGCGAGCAGCTATGGAGTTATTTCGGATCGCTTCCCTTGATCTATTTCTCAGCTTAATCAAAGCTGGTCCGATTTCTGCATTAGCATTATTTGACGTTGAGATCCAGCCGTCAGTCCGTCGCGTATCAGCGGCGGCATCATAGCTGCGCTTCAACACTTCAACTTTTTTACGCGCCATCATACGCTTTAACCCGGTCTCAGGAGACGCATACATGACAAAATCATCTATCCAATTTTTTGCTAACATCATTCGGCAAAGCCTTTTCTATAACTAAATTTTATTCGATCATTTGCGCCAGTGCTTTGTCCCGATGCCGCGTCTAATTCTTTAACTATTAAAGCGCGAGCCTTTAACATTTCATCCATTGAGGCATATGTAACTTCTTTATCTTTATATTTAACCTTGAGGACGCCTGAAGATATGGCCGCGTTAATATTGTCAAGATCTGATTGTTGAAACGCCAAAGATCACCCCTCTATTGATTTATGTTAATAGCACCTTAGTCTGTTTGTCATTTTATTTATATGACCAATTACTGCGCGGCTTACGTCTTTCAACGTCCTCACCTGACGCCGGCTCCGATGTTTGACTGATCTCTCTTTTTGTAATTGGATCTGGAATGACTTGCATATTATCCCATTGCTCATTACTAAACCTATCAATTCCCACTAATGCAGCGGCGCAGCGATTCATAACCATTAAATCAAGCGCCTCATTTCGATCATATTTTTTCTTCCAGACATAAAGTTTATATCCTTTTTGAATTTCAGGAACCAAATCTTCCGCCGTCAATTGTTTGAAATACTCTTCCGGGAGAGATTCCGGGAAGTGGACATACCCGCTAGGATAGCCCTTGGCCAGTATATCCTCATCAGATGGCTTAATTAGGCCAAGCAACCCATATATCTCACTCTTAGCCATAGATGATCCTATTGGCCAAACCTGAGCTCCACGGCGGATCTTTTTACCATTCGTCAAATTAACATCAACAATCGTAGGCTGAGAGATTAGCATTTTTGAATGATCGTTACCTTTTGTCGCAATGACTCTGTTGCGCGGCCACTTCCTGCAATACTCATAAACTTTTTGAGTGTTATAACCGGAGTCAATCGCCATCATCAAAATCGGCATCATATGACCGATGTTGTTTTTATATTGTTTCATAATCACACCGTCCAATTTATTCCATGGACCATTTATCGATAGATCCGACGTATCGCCAGGGATCACAATATAATCAACAATGTAAGACTCTTTATTTCTAGTCCATCCAACAACCTTAACTTCCAGCCGGTCTTTTTGAACGTCAGTTGCGCCAGTTAAAAATACAACTGACTTAGGAACTGTCGCGAGCATCAATCCCATTATGCGGCGATCATACAACGGCTTCCACTCTGGGGCCTCGCCCTTTTCTTCCCATGTCTCAGCTAAATAAGTATTTTTGAAAACTTTTAATTTTTCTGAATTAGTACCGGCAGTTAAAAATTGCTCAACAGCTTCAGCCCAAGAAAACCAGCCGAGAGGGGAATACAAAGAGGACAAATGAAAAGATCTTATCCGCGGGCCAGCTTTCGGATTCTCCGCGATCCATTGAGCACCATTTTCCTCTGATAAAAAATAAGGTTTTTTATACTCTTCAATTACGCAGCCATTCACAGAGCACTCATAAAACGCAGTTTTTGCCGCTTCAGCTGGATCTTTTATCGTCTTATCCCATCGCATTTGAGTCCATAATAATTTCTGGAGCTCATTACATTGAGGACAAGGAACGTGATAATATTCCTGCGTACCTTTTAAAAACGCCGGCTTAATTCTTGATTCATGCTCTGTTGTCGGAGTTGAAGTTTTTAATGTTTTACGCCGGCCAAAAGTTTTTTGCCGAGCAACAGCGAGATCAATTGGATCTCCCTCGTTTGATTGCTTTGGATAATTCTCATCATCAATTTCATCTAAATATAAATTTTTTACCGGCGCCGATTTCAATCCAGTTGGAGAGCTCGCAGCAACTAAAATAAGAGTCCCGCCTTGAAAATCTTTTTGCAAAATTGTATTACTCGAATCCCTTTGCTTCTCAGGACTCATTTTTTTCTTTATGTCCGGAGTCTCTTCTAAAGTAGGGAGTCGCTGTTTTGAAAATCGCTTCGCTAAGTCTAAAGATGGCTGGACAACCATCATAGGCCCAGGATCTGCATCTATTGTGTATCCGGTCCAATTTAATCCGAGCTCTGTTTTGCCGAGCTGAGATCCCCACATCAAAACGACTTCCTGAGTTGGAGAGTGGGATGATAAACAATTCATTGGAACTTTTGCATACGGCGTCCTGCTAGTACGCCATGGCCCAGGCTCCGCACTACTGACTGACGTCAATCTTCTTTTCTTGTCAGCCCATTCAGATATTTCTAATTTTGGCTCCGGCCTTATTCCGCTCTTAAAACCGCGCTCATAAGAATTTTCATTATGCACCGGCGAGCTCCTCTAAAGCCTGCCTGAATTCACTATTTAATTTTTCAAAAATTTTATTTGAATCAGTCTCAGCCGCGAGCTCACTCGAAATCCTAACTGGAATATTCATCAACGCTTCTCTCACTTGGCGCGCCAATCGGAATGCAGTCTCTTCAACTTCAGTGGCCGATATTAAAACTCCAATTTCTTTTTTATAATTAAGCTCAGCCGTTAAAGCCAAAAAAGATTCTTTCATCGCCTTGCTTGTGTTGAAGTCACCAGACCCCGCAACCGACGCCGGCGGAGACCCTTGAGGCTCATCCGTTCCACGTGGAACAATCTCTTCTGAGGCTTCTCGCGCAGCGTTTCTCGATTTTTTTTCGGCTATGGTCGGAGTTGTCTTTTTTGAAATATCGCTATTTTGTTCCCACTGGATATCTGCAACCACCGGATCGATAAACCTTTTGTCATTTTCAACAATAACGCTTATACGCCCAGACTTGACTGCCTTACATACGGCAGCGCGGGATACTCCACGATATGACGCATATTCGCTCATCTTCATTTTGGCCATTCAGACCTCGAAATATTTTTAAAAAATTTTTGAAAATGAGGAGACATATCAATATGATATAGTTAACAAGCCATTGGTCAAGTAGGTTTACAAAATTAGTTAACAAAAAGTTAACGCGCTGAAAATCAAATCAAATATAAAAAAGATGAATCAGAAAAATGATTAAAAAATAATCAAAAACTTTTTTTACAAAAACTACTAACCAAAAAATGCCGTAGCCATTATATTTGATTTAAAAACTAATACAGTTAAGACTGCAAGCTGAAATAATGGCTAAGTACCTGTAAACCCAACAGATTTCTCGCCAACTAGCGAATTCCCGCGGCGCTCCGCACT